AGATACCTGTGGCATCTAATGCTTCTTCAATAAGATTAGTTCCTACATCAGTAACCAGATCTCCTACATAGGCCAACCCGTCTTGAGTTAGTCCTGCCACTTTACTTTGTAACTGTAAATCACCAATGTCTTTAGCTGTTCCTGTAACACGCTGGGAAATATCGCCAGGTGTTACTGTAGTTGGAGGCAACCCTGCTCTTGCGAGAGCATCCTGCGACTGTGTCTGTTGAAATAGATTAGCTTTTGACTGATCTAAATATGCTAGTTGAGCTGTGGTTACTCCAGTTCCTATGTTTGTAGAAACTCTGGTCATTGATCTTACTAATAATTCTATATTCCTGTTAATTTCTTGTTGCTGTGTAATAACATCTGTCATCATATTTGCCATGTCGTTTGTGGCTTCTGCAATAGTAGCTAGGTTAGATGCTGGAGTTCCTGGAATATTAGCGGCAAGTGCAGTGAATTCAGACATGGCCTCTGTAAGAGCTGCGATGGCTGCAACTGCGATGGTATCATCTACTACAACTGTACCACCTGTAGAAAGAGTCGCTGTTAATAAAACTCCTGGCATATAATTCTCCTATTTTAGGTATTTATACTAGTTTTATACCTGATGTAGATTCTATAAATTGATCTGCAAATTGCTTGTCTGTTGCTTCGGCAACTGTAACTGTAATTTTTAAAAGTTTTACTTCTTTGTCTGGATGTACTGTAAACAAGTAAGGCATTAGTCCTGGACCTTTTGCACCCATGCCAATAACCATAGGTTTACTTAGTTTATAATAAGTTGCTGTTTCTTCTGTAAGTTTAGCAACAATTTCTTCACCGCTTGTAAGTTTAAGTGTAATTACTTCGCCTACTGATACGCCTTTATCTATTAACATAGTTTTCCTTTATAGTGTGTTCCAGAAGTCTTCAGATTGTGTAGATAATGCTTGAAAGCCGCCTGGAATAAGTGTGTTATCTTTAAAAATTTGTGGAACGGATTTTAAACCTTGTCCAATTAAAAAATCTCTTTCAGTCTCATTTTCTTCAATGTTGACAGAAATATACATTTTTCCTTTGCTTTCTAAAAGAGCTTTGGCTCTATCGCAAAATGGGCAATTATTTTTTGTGTAAACTTTAATCATAGTGTTTCCTAAAAGTTAATTATAATACAGGTAGTTCGTCATAATCAATCGCATCGGACATCACGCCAATTACATAATTGGTGCTTTCACTTTCCTGTAATGCTGTTTGTTTTTTACTTGTATCGCTGTGTTTGTTAAACCAAGGAATAGGAGTTGACTTTGGAGCAGGATGCTGATATTTTATACCAATATCTTTTAATGCACCAAACGCTGTATAGTCAACAAAGTCTTTAAGAATATTTGCGTTAAGTCCAATCACAGGACCTTTAATAAACAAATAGTCGGCCCACTCCTTTTCTTCACGTATAACATCCATATATAGTTGATACACCTCTGCCTCACACTCTTGTTTGGCTTCTGCAAATCGAGCATCTTCCTTGCATACTTGATTAATTAAGAAAGCGGTCCACCCTTTGTGTAGCAATTCGTCTTGTAGAATCAAACTGATAATGTTGCCATTACCAATAAAGATCTTGTTCTCTACCATTGCTAGACTTGTGGCAAATGATACCATAAAGCGGAACGCTTCTAAGGCATAGCTAGCGTTCAAGGCCAACCAAATTGCTTTGATATGTGTCTTTTCGTTAATCTTCTCGCCTGCTTCTTTACGGCAGTTGATAACATGCAAGTCGTCATAATATTTTCCTACACTACTTGCCATGTCTACAATTTCTTTAGTGTCGTGGATAGTGTTAAACACTTCCTTAGGCACGTTGTAGATGTTACGGATGATGTGACTATAACTACGGCTGTGAATATTTGTTTCAAAGAATGTCCAGTTATAGACCAGTGCTTCTAATTCTGGAAGGCTTACGACCGGAGTAAAGATTTGACTTGGGCCGCGGCCTTGCAGACTGTCAAGAGCAGTTTGCCTAAGCAGGTTGCTAGTGAAGATATGTTTAACTGCATCTGATGCATCCTTAAAATCATTTGCATCTTTTGCTAGGCTAATTTCTTCTGGCACCCAAAAGAAACCACGTGCTGTAGTTTCAAAGTCTGCAATTTTGTTATACTTTACTTCTTCAAAACGTTGAATAGTAACTGGCCCGGCTGGATCTAAGAACATTTTACGGTGAAGGTAGTCTGTCTTTGTGTTTAAATTATATTGTTGTTTGCTCATTTATGTTTTCCTGATGCAAGTACTATCTTGCAAATATGTTCTAGTCTTTCTATGTGTTCATATGCTCGCCATGGTGTGCTATCAATAGCAACTACTCCGTGACCTTTAATACCTACAATATCGTAAGAAATATTACCATCTTTATCCAACTTTAAATTACGATGGCAAGCATCGCCTAATTCTTGACTGATCGGCGGAACATCTCCTACATTTGGTGCTACTCGCGTATATCTGCTAAGTTCTGGAAAGTCATTTACAATAGTGCTTAAATCAATTCCGGCATGCATGGCGGCAACACAGTAGGTAGGATGAACGTGTACTACAACACGGACATCGTCTTTGTGCTGACCCAGTTCTTTTTGCAGACCAAAGTGTAAAGGCATCTCGCCGCTAGGTTCAAGATTTCCACTAAGGTCAGTTTGTTCAATAACTTCCCAGTTATAGTTAAAAACACCAGTGCCTACCCCACTGTTGATTGTACGCCAGATTTTAATTTTTTTAAACATCTCTGGCTGCATGTTCTGTTTACGTACACCGCTAGGAGTAACATAAAAATGATCACGGTCGTGATGCCGAATACTAATGTTACCATCTCTACTGGTAATCCAATTACGCTTATAAGCGTCTACTAAAATATCGCAACAAGTTTCTAACATTATAATTTACAAGCCTCGCAATCTTCTTCTAACAGTTCTACACTAACCTGATGTCCGTTCATTCCAGCAACATGATATCCATTAACTTCTTGTGCTACTTCAATTGCTTTACTTCCTGCTTTGTTGATTAAACTATAGTAAAATGTTTTAATTCCCCATAACTGTGCCTGCATTAAATTTTTTACAATTAATGTTGTAGGCACTTTACGTTCTGGAAAGTGTGCTGGATTGTAGAATGTATTTGTACTAATACTTTGGTCAACGTAAGCCGCAAGCACAGCCGCAGTCTTCAAATAACCATCACAGTCTTTCTGTTCCCACATTAGTTGATACTTGTTCTTTAACTTATGGTATTCTGGAACTACTTGTGTAAATGATCCTGCTTTTGATTCTTTAGTTGAAATTAAACTCATTGGCATTTCAATGCCATTTGTACTATTAATAACAACACTACTAGACTCAACTGGAGCAATAGCCATAAGAGTAGCATTTCGTACACCATGTTCTTTCATCTCCTTACGTAAAGGTTCCCAATCTAGTTCTGGGGTAAAGTCTGCTAATTCATTTACACCTTTAGCACGTAGTTCCCAAGGGAATGTTCCTTGCCCGTAACGTGTCTTATCGCTATGTGTACAAGCGCCGCGTTCTTTAGCCAACTCAACAGTAGCTTCTGTTAGATAATATGCTTGATGCTCCATCCAAGATTTAACATCTTGTAGTGCATCCTTCTCGCCGTATTTAAGACTACGCTTGGCATGCCAGTAGGCTAGATTAGTAACACCAATCCCTAATGGTTGAATCTCGTCATTGCTAAGTTTACTTTGAATACTTAAGAAGTCTTGATAATCAAGAATATTACATAAAGAACGCTGAAGTATGCGGCAAGCACGACGCATGTCTTCTGGATTGCGGAAAGCTCCCCAGTTGATACTACCAAGTGTACACAAAGCAATACGGCCGCTATCGTCATCGAGACGCTTAAAAGATTTAGTAGGTAATAAAATTTCACAGCAAAGGTTACTCTGGTAAATTGTGTGATACTCAGGATCAAAAGGCCCCTGGTTCATGACATTGTCAATAAACACTAGATAGATACGGCCTGTATCAGTACGTTCTTTCAATATGCCCGACTTGAATACTTCTTCAGCGGACATTGTCTTCTTGCGTAGGTCTTTACGCTTTTCGTATTTTACATACAGCTCTTCGAATAAGGAAGTATTTTTATAGAAGGCTTCATACAAGTCTGGGACTTCGTTAGGATCAAAGAATGTTATGTCTTCCTTGTTCTTGAAACGTCTCCAAAAGAATGCGGAGAGTACGACTCCATAGTCCATGTGGCGGACTCGTGTTTCCTCTGTTCCTTGATTATTCTTGAGAACAATAAGGTCATCAAACTGATGATGCCAAATAGGATAAAACACAGTAGCACTAGCATTACGAATGCCTCCTTGACTACAACTACGTAAATCGCCAAACCATTTTTTCAGGAATGGTATCATGCCGGTGTGCATGATCTCACCACCTCTGATGGGACTACCTAACGGACGAAGACGTCCAATCTCTAGACCAATGCCAGCTCG